TATTAATATATAATCAATTAGATGTTAGCAATGTTACTATTTCAAATAATTTATTAATATATAATCAATTAGATGTTAGCAATGTTACTATTTCAAATAATTTATTAATATATAATCAATTAGATGTTAGCAATGTTACTATTTCAAATAATTTATTAATATATAATCAATTAGATGTTTCTTATATTGAAATATCTAATAACGCTTTAATATATAATAAATTAGATGTTTCTTATATTGAAATATCTAATAATGCTTTAATACATAATCAATTAGATGTTTCTAATGTTACTATTTCAAATAATTTATTAATAAAAAATCAACTAGATGTTTCATATGTAGATGTTTATAATACTATAAAAATTAATTGTAGTGATATATCATATTATATATATTTTGGAGACCCATCAACTAATATAATAGGAACAGATACTTCAAAAATAGATACATCATATTCATATAGTTACTCATATATTCATACAGAAGATATTTCAAGTACAGATAATAAAATAAATCTTCCAAATATTATATTACCGATTGGAGGACAACATATTATGCATATTGATAATTCAGGTAATAATAGTTCTTATATTTTACAAGGTTGGGCTGATAGTAATCATTGGTCTAAAAATAATAAACGATTATGTAATTTTGAATCAGAATTAGAAATTGAAAATAATAAACATTTATTATTAACTGTTACTAGAATGAACAATCTTTATTTTTATTCGGGTTCTGTTTATTCTTTTAATGATTAATGAAACATAATAAAAAAACATATAAAATTTTTTTATTTTATTATTATAATTATATTTTATGTCTTTTACTAGATTTCATGATGACCCCTGTAGAATTCAAAAATATTTAGAAGAAACTACTAATATTGGTAATTACAATATAAATGTACCGGGTAACAATGGAGATAGACCAAAATTTATTGACGATAGTCATATTAGACTACAAAAATGGGGTGCGAATTTATCTAATAATTTTAATTTAATAGAAAGTGATTTAAAAGGTTTAACTAGAAAATTAAATACAGATAGTATTAAACAAAATTTATACACAAATTATAATGAAAAAAATAACATTTATAATAAAAATACATATGATATTATAGAAAATGAAATTACACATCAACCTCGTTCAACTAATCCTGCATGGCAATTTAGAGAATTTAATTATCTAAATTCTTATGAAACACCCAATAATTTTAATTATTTACATTTAAATCCACAAGAACATGTATTTATGAACTTTAATAATAATATATCATCACGAATAGTAGAAAAAGATTATTATTTAATTAAAAAAACACAATAATTTAATTTATAATATTTCATATTTATTTCATATTAAATATTATATTAATATATTATTAACTAATATATAATGGCGGCATTAGCTATACCTATTGTAGTTCTTGGTAGTTTATATATTTTGTCAGAACAAGAAAAAAAAAATGAAGGATTTACTAATGAAGTAGTAACAGAACAACAAGAAGAAGAATTACAAAAAGAAGGATTTTCTAATTATAATCCAAGAAAAATTATAGATTTAAATCAAAAAAATAATAATTATATTAATAGTTATACTAACCCTAATCAACATACAGATAAATATTATGATAATACTAATAATACTAATAATACTAATAATACTAATAATACTAATACTAATAATAATAATAATACACATAATACAAATATTAATCTCTTATCTGGTCAAAATATAAATCATAATGATTTTCAACATAATAATATGAAACCATTCTTCGGTGGAAAATTAAAAGGAATAACTAAAGATTTTAACGATACACAAAGTTTATTAGATAGTAAACAAGGAAATGGCTCGCAACTATTTAATAAAATAGAACAAGCTCCTTTATTTAAACCTGATGAAAATGTTAATCTCCCTAATGGAACAGCTAATAATAGTGATTTTTTTCAATCACGAATGAATGAATCTATGAAAATGTCCAATGTTACATTATGGGAACAACAAAAAGTTGCACCTGGATTAAATTTAGGTTATGGAACACAAAATAAAGAAGGTTTTAATAATGGCGGAACACAAGGTTCACACGGATTTAATTCTGGTATGATGTCACGTGAAAGTTGGATGCCAAAAAATGTTGATGATTTACGCGTTGAAACAAATCCAAAAAATTCTTTTGATTTAAATGGACATCATGGTCCAGCCAATTCATATATAAAATCACAAGGACCCAATAATAAAATTGGTAAAATTGAAAAACATTTACCAGAAAAACATTATGAATCTGGCCCAACAAGATGGTTTACTACAACTGGTATTGAAAAAAATCCCACAATAAGAAGTGATTTAATTATGCCAACTGAAAATAGAATTGATACTACACGGGAATATTATGGTGCCGGTGGTAATTCTTTACAAACATATAATAATAGTGAATATCAAGATTCTAAACGTCAAGATTTAGGACAAATCCCATGGACTAATGCTTCATTAACTTCTAGAAATACACCTAATCAAAATGACCATAATATTAATAGTTATAATATATTACCTAATAATCGAGTAACAGATAAACAAAGTCATGAATTTGGTGGTGTTTATGGTATCGCAAAATCTGTTATTTCTCCATTATTAGATATATTAAATCCTACAAGAAAAGAAACTACAATTGAAAATTCAAGACAAAACGGTAATATTAATGGTCTTTCTGCTACTGGTCATTTATTTAATAAACATGATATTACAAAAACTACTAATCGTGAAATAACTACTGGTAAAATTAATATGAATCATTTAAACGTACAAGGACAACAATTTACTGGTGATGCTTACAAAATATCAAATCAACAAATTCACGGTAATCAACGAGGTACAACCAATAAACAATATATTGGTAATGCTGCTTCTAATACTGGAATAAAAACATATGATGCAGCATATAAACAACAAAATAATGTTAATAAAACATATGAATTACATCCTAATCAAGGTAATATGAGTTTATTTAATAATTATAGTAATATCGAAATAAATAGAAATGAAAATATAATGGAAAATAATCGTTCTAATATTATGAATGGCGGTCCAAATGTAATTCAATCTAGTCAATTTATGGGAGAAATGAATGGTATTCAAACATATGATAATAATTTTAATAATGCTAGAATGGATCAATCATTACTTAATGCTTTTAAAAATAATCCATATACACAATCTTTAAATAGTGTAGCATAAATAATAATATTTTTAAATCAATATAAATACTTAATCATAATATAATTAATTTTAATAATTATATTATGGAAAAAACTATTAATAATGTCATTGAAAATATTTCACACGAAATTACATATACACTAAAAAAAAATCTTGGTACAATTGTTGATTTATATAATTCTAATGAAAATATAGTTATTTCATTAAAAGAGATTTTATTTCTTTTACCTGAATATAAAAATTTAATTCAAGAAAATCAAATTTTAGCTAAAGAAAATAATAATTTAAAAACTGAACTTGAAAAATATTCACATAATATTAAAATTAATATTATTGATAAAAAATCTAATAATACTTTTGAAAAAATTATTAAAACAACCGACTATAATGTAAATTATGAATGCTCTCAAAAAGATTTAAAAGAAAATATAAAAACTGACAACAATGAAATTATAACTGAAAGTGAAAGTGAAAGTGAAAGTGAAGAAAATAATAATATTATTAATAATGAAAAAGAAGATTTAAATGAAGAAAATGAAGAAAATGAAGAAAATGAAGAAAATGAAGAAGATGAAGAAAATGAAGAAAATGAAGAAGATGAAGAAAATGAAGAAAATGAAGAAAATGAAGAAAATGAAGAAGATGAAGAAAATGAAAAAGATGAAGAAAATGAAAAAGATGAAGAAAATGAAAAAGATGAAGAAAATGAAGATTTAGAAAATGAAGATTTAGAAAATGAAGAAAATGAAGATTTAGAAAATGAAGAAAATGAAGAAAATGAAGATTTAAATGAAGAAAATGAAGAACAAGAAAATGAAGATTTAAATGAAGAAAATGAAGATTTAAATGAAGAAAAAGAAGAAGAAGAAGAAGAAGAAGAAGAAGAAGAAGAAGAAGAAGAAGAAGAAGAAGAAGAAGAAGAATTAGATTTAGAAATAATAAAAATAAAAAATATTAAATATTTTATTAATGAATTAACAAATGATATATATACATATATTTCAGATGATGAAGCCGGTGATTATTTGGGGAAATATTTAAATAATAAAATAGTAAAATAAAATAAATTAAAATAATATTAAATATTAGATATTAGATATGAGTAACATTTTTAATAAAAATTTACCAATCATAGATTTTTATAATTTTTTAAAAATATATTGTAATTTTGAAAATAATTTTTATATTTTTGATTCAAATATATATAAAAAATATGCATATGAAGAAAATTTTTTACAAGATTTTATTAATAATTTAAAAACATTATATAAAAAAAAAAATTTATTTTATTTAAATAGAGATTTAAATTTTAATAATTTTTCCACTATTTTAAGACATATATGCAAGTCCAATAATATTGATTATCATAAAAAAATTCAATATTATAAAAATTCATATAATATTATTTACTATATTATTAATATTAATTAAAAAATAATCTAATTATTTTTTATTTTCTTTTTTTCAATATTACTAGATGTTAAATATATTGAATTTTCAGTACAAATAATATATACCTCATCTATTTTGAAAATTTTTACTATTGGACTAGTATATTCTTCTTCATTTTTTACTAATAATTTTTCATTGTCTTCTGTTAATCCTATTACAACATCTTTATTTAAAGATTCAACCCAATAATCCAACATGATTGGTTTATCTTCTGTTATTGCTAATTTTGCTAAATGACTCCATAAATTCATAGATGGTAATTTAATATCACTATTCTCCATTATATATAAACTATCTAATTAAAAACTTTAAGTTGTTTTTAACGAAATTTATATAAATTATATAATTATATGTTTATTAATAAATATATAATAATATATAATTAATAATATTATGTCTATTAATAGCTATAATCAACTGATTACTAATATTAGTCAAGTTACTAATCAAAATATTAATATTGAACATGATAACGTTATAACAATTGATACATTAAATAACCAATTAGGTATAAAAAAACGCAACCCAACTTGTGAATTAGACGTTTCCGGAACAATTCTATGTAATAATATTATATTTTCAAATCCAAATAGTAGAACAAATATAAATGGAGGTGATATCAGTTTAAATATATTGAATGTTAAACAAATTAAATCTATAAATACACCCGAACAATATAATATAGATGTTTCTAATATTAAATCTAACAATATAGATGTATCATTTATTAGTTTAAAAGAATATTTAGATGTTTCAAAAATTGATGTTTCACATATTACTATAAAAAATGAAGCATTAATAGATTGTTCTTTAATTTTTAGAACCAATAATGGAATATCTTGTGAAAATATTTTGGTTAATAATATTTTTTGTAGTGACCCTTCGTTAAATATAATTGGAAATGTATTAATTAGTGGTGATTTAAGTGTAAATGGAACTGTTTTTGGTATTGATACTAATAGTATGGTTTTATCATCAGATGACCGTTTAAAACATAATGAAATAAATATTGTTAATGGTTTAGAAATAATTAGAAAATTAAATCCTCAAAAATATCAAAAAACTAAAAATTTTAAACAACCTGATTTTTCAGGGATTGTTAATGAACCTTATATCATTGAAAGTGGTCTAATAGCACAAGATGTATATAAAATTAATGATATAAGTTATACAGTAACATTAGGAGATGAAATAAAACCATATTATTTAAATTATAACGATTTATTTGTATATACTATTGCTGGGTTAAAAGAATTAGATTCAT